TTCCGCGTAGTGCTGTAGACCTTCCGAGATCTCAGCAACATGGTGGCATTAAAACAGAAATACTCCCCGAAAGGGAATACTCTGTCAAGGCCGCGGAAAATGCTTCGAAAAAGCATTTTTCCGTGCCCTCGCTCGCCATTTGCGACAGCTCCTGGGCCATGCCGAGGGCCGCAATGCGGTCCTCTGGGGTCATACGTTCCCACCACCCGAGACACCAGTCTTCGGGCATGTTGAATACATGACCTGGCATATGCAGATTCCATATATGGATCTCCCTCTCGCAGTTCGCGAGGTTGGGAAGGTGATCTATGGTGTCCCAAAAGTCGTCCCCAGAAAACTGGGTGCGACATAGGTAATTCCACAGATCTACCCCATCTATGAACACGTTCGGTGGACCCAATACCGATTCCTCGGTATTGGACACCGCTCTCGTGCTGCGGGTTTGCGTCATCTCTCTCCAGCTGAACTGATCGATTAGATCTATCAGCGGGATTGATGGGCAGACCGCGATCTGTAATACAGAATGCATTAATGACTTGTTCATTTTGCTTATCGGTTGTCGGCACACCTAGTTTGTACTGCAGAGCACAAACTTGGCGCAGCGATTTTAACGCTTCAACGGACGCATCACTGCGTTCGTTTCCTGCATCGTCGAATACTTGCCTTATCAGCCACCCAAGAAATAGGGGCAACTGAGTTCCGCGCTTCAGCTTGAAGCCGCGGAAACGTAAGGAAGTCGCAGTAGACAGAGCTGTATCAACAGCTTTGCCTAAGGAGGGAATCGTCTTTGTTAGAAACGATAGACCCTCAGCCTTGACGCGACCTACAATGGTTTGCAAGTCACGGCTTAGCTCGGCGTCAGGATATGTAGAAGCACTAGCCACACTTCGGAGGCTAGCGGTAAACATAGAGCTTTGTAACTCTATGAGGCTATTCTGCTTTCCCATTAGGGTAGGCGTCCTAGCTACGCTAGCTTATGCAGGTAAGTCTTAATCAGACCTACTT